GCGGAACGCGAGCAGGCCCTCCAGGAACTTGCCCCTGGCTATGATTTTGCCGTCGTCATACGTAATATTGTCAATTCGCCCGATGTAATCGCTGTCCGGCCGATACACATACCGGACTTTCGTCGGATCGCGCTTCCCGGCGGTCAACGATTCGTATTTATCGGCGGCCACGACCTGGAACCCGCCAGCGACGAACCATTTCTTTTCCCATGCCAGGCTTTCATATTGCGATATGACGTCCACGGTCATGAGGTTTTCGTCTAATATCCACAGTGTCATTAAACCCAACTCCACGCCCAATTTCGCCATAGCCATACCTGGAGCGTTTCCGCTCCGTCATCGGCGTCATAACTGATACTGTGCTCTCCAGGGGCAATCTGAAAAAATGTGCTGAACTGGTCTGTTTTATTTAGTATATTGACGCCGTTCAGCCTCACATACGCGTCCTTGCCGCTGTCCGGCAGGTTCCCGTTCTCGGTAACGGTCGAGATTTCCAGGAGGTCATCCTTGGTAATGGCCACGGGGTTGTTGGCAGTTCCAACTTTTATGAACATATTGGTGTCCGTCAGCATTATCCGCGGGTTTTTGACCGTTCCTGTTGTCCTTATGCGCACGTAAATTCCGACCGGCACTTCGCCGACATTGGATATTGGGTAATACCGGTCGAACTTCGTGTATGCCGCGACTATCGGCCTGTTTGGAACCCCCAGAAATCCCGGCCAAATAAGCGGTATCTTCTCGCCAAGGTTTTCCCCGAACCCGTCCACGTCCTTAAAATACGGATACGCGCAGCGAAAAGTGAGGGTAAGCACCGGGTCTTGGCAAACGGTCGGCTGGTCAACCGTGCTTGCCGATATGATGTACTCAATAAACCTTTCCACATCCCCATATTTTACCGTCATTTGCCCATACGAGTTTACCCTGAAAAAATGCAGGTAGTAGCTCCGCATTACTTTCGGAACCAATATCTGCATCGTTATAAACCGCTGTTTGTCGCGAATGCTGTTGGTCTGGGAACCCGGCATGAACGGCGTGTCTATTACATTGTGGTCGGTTTCGTTGGAGGCAATCCCTTCGACGGACAGGATTTTGCCCTCAGACCCATATGTGCTCTTGACGGTTACACCATCGCTTAAAAAGGTTATATGCTTGTCCATCGCTCACCGCCGCAAACAAATAGCCTGCCGAAGCAGGGTTTTATGTGTATTTGACAATCATCCTGGAGATTTCACCGGCGAACGTCGGCATGTCGGTGTACGTCATTTTTTGCGGGTATATCTCATAGTGATAGTGGTTTACCGTACTTGTGGAATTATACCCCGCTGCCGCGCCGGCCGGCCGTACCGTGTTGATTCCGGCATATGACCGCGACAGTACACTCAGAGGTATGCCCTGGTATGACGGCTCGTTGGTTGCTGTGGCAAATAAGTCTTTCCCGGCGCTGATTGCGGAACCAATTATGCTTTTCAGTGTAGATATAAGGGAGGGCTTACCCTTTTCAAGCCCGACATTGTAGCCCAACATCAAATTCAGCCCGTCTTTTATTGTCTTTTTAGACGGGGAAGATATTTGCGCCTCATCCTGGCCGGCCGCTATCGCTTCCCTGATGGCCTGTATTATGGCGTTTACCACCTCGAGCTTTCCATCATTGATGCCTCCGGCTATGCCCAGCATGATATTGTATCCGATGCTGTACCACGGCTTCTCATCGACCCGTGTTTGCGTCTCGCTGAACATATCGCGCACAAACGGCTTGATTTGAGACAGGTTGTCCCGCATGGTTTGGATGGTCTTGTCAATGATACCAGCGGCCGGTTCGATAAGCATATCCAGGTTGCCGGTTATTCCGGTTCCCACGCTCTCATCTATTGCTTTACCGGTTTCCTGCATTTTGCCGGTATCGACGCCGATTCCCTCAAGCCCAAGCTGCGAAAGCCTTTTCAAGTCGTCGTCAAGCCATTTGATGGAAACGGGTATGCTGATACCCCCGGCGTTCCCGGTTTCAAGAAGCTGAGAAAGCAGGTTGACAGTGTTCTGCGTCTCCGTGTTGACCTCTGCCGCGGCGTCTTTGGCCTTGTTGATATTGTCGGTGATTTCCGCCCGGATGTCCTTTTCTTTCTGGCTCAGTGCGTTCAGCGCCTCGCGGTCTGCAAGCTCCCGCCGCCAATCCGCTTCGTCTTTGTCCAGCGCGGTTAATTGTTCCTGCAAGCCGACCATATCTTCCGCGCTGGCGACCGCCATTTTGTTGTATATATCATTGCGCTTATCGGTGAAGCCTTGTTCTTTCTCCGCGTCCCGCTCCGCCTGCTGTCTGGCGGCGATTGCGTCGCGCTCGGCCTGAATCCCTTGCAGCTCGTCATATAGGCCCTTGTTAGTCAGCGCGAGATTGTCTATCAATTCGGCTTTCTCGGCCCGCAAATTCTCCAGCCGTTCCCGGCTCCGCTCGAACTCGTCGGACATTTGCCGCTGAACGGCCTCGTCAATGACGCCGCTCTCATCCTTTACCCACGCGATATGGTCAAGATATTCCTCGGAGATTATGTCAATCTTTTCGGCGGAGGTTTCCCCTTGAATAACTATCTCGTTTTTGGACTGCTCATTCATCGCGTCCTGGATGGACTTGATATTCGCCTTTGCCTTGTCATATTTGCCCTGCTCCAGCTCCATACTTAAAGCATAGACATCTCGGTCAAGCTGCTTGCGGTACTCGGAATCGGCGGCGTATTCCTTCCGCTTCTCGTTCAGAAGGGCAAGTTCATCCTCCTTGGAAAGCTGGTTGTAATATTTCCGTTCATCCAGGTCGGCGCGGAACGCGTCATAATCTTCCTTGGCAAGGGTCTGCCTGGCGTCGTACAGCAGGCGGTCAAGCGCCTTATATTCGTCCATGTCCTTCCCGTATTTCTGGATTTCGGCCTCCATCAGGACTATTGACTGCTTGGTGTTTATCTGTTTCCGATGGAGCTGTTCGTCCAGATCGGCCTGAAAACTCGAGTAATTGTCTTTCCGGATCCCGGCTTCCAGGTTCCGCACATTTTTATCAATCTCCAGACGCTTATCGGCGTCGTTCTTATATTTTACCTGAAGCTCCTGCCACATCGTCAATTCGGCCTCTTTGGTGTACTCGGCTGTATCCCTGTACTTGTCAATGGCCTCCTTGGCCTTTTCGTAATCCGTTTTAATTGCCTTGGCCGCGCCGCTGCCTCCGCCAGCGCTTACCGTAACGGTGGGCATGGCCTGTTTCCCTATATTCTCAATAATAGCTTTGATACTGTCCGCTTGAGCCTTGGCGTCGGCTATGGCCTTGTCTGTGTCGATGATCGACCCTTTCAGCGCGGCCGCGGCTCCCTGCGCCCCTATATCCCAAGCGAAAGTTGCGGACTGCGCTATTGCGGAATACGTGACAACCGCCGCGTCGCGTTGAGCCTCCAAATTCTTTATATTCGCCGCGATAGTCGACGCTTGCTGTTCCAGCTCTTGGATGAGAAGTTGCTTCTTGATTTTCCAAACAGCCTCCGCAATAGCCTTGCTGTTTTGCTGGACGGTGTTGTTTTTGTCCATGGCGGCGTAGAGCTCGGGATACTGGGCCAAAAGACTTCCGTTGGCCGCAACCAGGTCGTTGTATTCCGCAAGCATTCCGGCCATAGATTCAGCGGAAACATCCTGGGCATTTGCGAAGTCGCCGTATCGCTTCGCGGCGGAATCTAGGTCAGAGGCTAAGCTTCGGACTTTTTCGTTGTTGGCGGACAGTGATTTTGTTAATTTCTGATGTAAATCAAGCAAACCTCCGCCTGTATTCCCGTAGATTTTCGCTTCTTCATCAACAACGACATATGATTTTGCGAGATTTACATTTTCAGCCGCTAAGTTCTTTTCCTGTACTGAGTTTTTGGATAGCTGGCCGATTAAATCTATTTGCAACATGGTAAAATTACCTAACGGCGTCGCCCCGTCTTTAATGCTCTGGATAAATGCGTCGAAATTTCTTTTTTTACCGCCCATTGAGATTTGGAGTTGGTCTTCTATTTTGGTGTTTTCTTTTTCTAGGTTTAACAATTCCTGTGCAATTTCAATTTGCCGCGCTTCCGTTGCCTTCATGTTGATTATAGCTTGCCTGTTTGTGATCTGATCTTTAAGTTCGCTGTTGGTCATATTAAGTGCGTCGCGCTCAATAGAATATTGCAAATTCAAATCCGGGTATATGGCGTTTAACTGCGCCACGTAATTCGCCAACTGTTTCTTTTCTTCCACGGAACGGCTCTCAACGTTGCTCAGTTCCTCTATGTTTTTTAACAAATTGTTTGCGATTGTCACATTTGTTTGCGCGGCTTCCGCCTGTCCGTCAAACGCCTCTTTTGATTGTCTCACACTGTCGTTCAGTTTGCTTGATGATTCGATAAGCGCTTTCGTCTCTGCGTTTGCCTTGCTGTAGTGTATCGCCAGAAGCGCAATCGCCCCCGCCGCCACCCCTATGCCTACCGCAACCATACCGATAGGGTTTGACGCCCATGCGGCGGTAAATGCCTGTATAGCCCTGGTTGCCAACGTTGTAGCCCCGGCGTTCCCCGCCATTGCGGTGCCCAGCGATACAGTTGCCTTGCTAAGTCCAAGGCTTGCTATTGTTGCCGTTGACGCTCCTGCCGCAAGGAGTTGGGACACCGCCGCCGCCGCTCGCATTGTCGTCATAACGCCAGTTATGGCCGCTTGGATAACCGTTATCGACTTAAACGCGGCAAATGCCGCCCCAATAGCCGTAATGGTTGAAACAATTACCGTGCTATTGCTAAGGAGAAACTTGAATGTCACCTCGATAGCCGCCCCGACGGGCTTCAAAACCGCGCCGACAACGCTTGCGAACGTACCGAGTGCCGCGGAAATATCGGCGATAAAGATATTCCAGTACCCCCTGATGTCCCGCCCAAATATTGCCGATAAAATAGCCTCCCCAATATCGGCGGCGGCCTTGGCTATGGTTCCCCGGTTATCGTACAGCCCCTTGGCCATTGATTTGATAAACTGCACGGCCATAGCCGCGGCCTGCGGCGCGTAACTGGCCGCCTTTGTGACCAAGTTGGCAAATATATCGCCCAGCGCCTGCGTCAATCCGGGAATCCCTTTCTCCCTGAACGCCTTTTGCAAATCCTCGACAGCCTTGTTGGCCATGGGTATCACGTCTATTGTAAGCCCAGTAGACAAGCCCTTCGTAATTTCGCCTATCATCGACTTCACGTTGTCTTTGAGCGTCGAAATCTGCCCTGCGGCGGTCTTGCTGGCGTTCTCCAGCCCCTTGTAGAATATGCCGCCCTCGGACGTGGCGCGTTTCAAAGCCTGCGTCACCATATCTGCCGATATGGCGCCTTTTGCCATATCGTCCTTTAACTGCGCCATGGACTTCCCGGTCATTTTTGATATTTCGTTTAACGGGTTGAACCCCTGGTTTATCATCTGGAGCAAATCCTGCCCCATCAGTTTCCCGGTGCTCTGTACCTGAGAAAACACAATCGCGAGGCCCTGCAATCTGTCTCTGTTCCCAAGGGAAACGTCGCCCAGCATATCCAGATAACCGCTGACCTTTTCGGCCGCAAGCCCGTAGGACATCATGATTTGCGTGGCTCCAAGCAGATCGGGCAGTTCGAAAGGCGTGACAGCCGCCTTTTGCCTCAGTTCCTCCATTTTCGCGATAGCTTTTTCCTGGCTCCCCTGAAACATCGTTGTCAGAGCCGCAAGCGAATTCTCCATGTCCATGTTGTATTTGATACCAAAAGCGGCGGCGGCGGAGAACGCGCCGGAGACAGCGCCCAGCGCGGCCACGGCGACCTTCGAGAAAACGCCGAACGCTGACGTGGCGGAAGAGGCAATGCCCTTTACCCCTTTGTCAAATCCGCTGGAATCTATCCGGGTATCAAAACGCAGCGTGGCGTCTGCCATACAATCACCTTTTCATCAATAAAAAGCAGCGCAAAGGCCGCTGAATTGTCGTTATTATTTGTCTTAAAGCATACCAAACCTGGCCATTTGCGCCTGGCCGGCTGCCTCCTCATCCACCGGCAGGGCGACCCGTTTCTTTGCCGCCCGGGCCTCTATTAAATCCCAGCCTTTGAGGTGGTCAGTCTTCATCCGCCGAAGACGCATTCGCTCAGCAAGCGGCGTCTGGTCGTTAAGCCCCTCAATCAGCATCAAAAACTCATACCAATGCAAGTACGGCGTCTTTAAAAGATCGACGCCGTACTGCATCTTGACGGACGTGTAAATTACATCCGCGTCGAAAAAGTAGTCCATGACCGGGGGGATATTTGGCATGTCGGGTTCCGGCGCTTTGCAGCGGCCAACAAACACCCAGAAATAAAACAGCGGATCGCCCTTGGGGTGTCCGCCTGGATAAAATATCTGGATTATTTTCAGGTTCCGCGCTTCCTGCGACACATCTTCCCGCTCCTGAACCCTTATTGCCCGGAGAATCACTCGAAAATCCGCGTTGATTGGATATTTCGCGCCCTCCGCCTCAATTTCAATTTCTGTGGGAAAATTATCCTCCACAGACCGGTAGAGTTGGAAGTCATACATCGGACAGCTTGGCCACCTCTGCGTTTATAACCGCTTTTTTGGCGGAATCTATTTTCATGCTGATTGCGGCGATACAAGTCCCGAGGATGGAGGCCACAATTTCCACATCCAGCCGGACGCCGGCGGCCTTGATTATTTCATTCCGCTTGGACTTGCCGATCATGGAATCGACAATCCGTAGCGCCTCGTCATATTTATCGACCGCGGCCTTGGCGTTCTCTGCCCAGTTGTCCTCGTTGGTATTGGCGATACTCTCCATTTCGCCATAGATGTTCATGGCTTTTAGGAAATCTATCTGCGTGAAGCGAATGGTGTAATCTTTGTCGCTGAACTCAAGCGTGGCCTCATTCGGCTGCTCTAACGGCATGATTATCAGTTTTGCGTCCGCCATTTTATCAACCTTTCTTCGTGTTTACGCCGCCGGATCTGCGGTGAACTTGGCCGTCAAGTCTTTCGGCGGCAACTTATCCACCGCGCCGATTGTCTCCGTGCCGGCGAACGTGACGTTGAGGGGGAATTTGAGGATTTTGTCGGTTCCGGTTCCGCCGAGAGCCGTAGGTTTCCATGTGGATTCCGCGTATCTCTTTGCCCTGTATGTGCCCACCTTACCGGCAATCGCATACCCTACGACGGCCGGAGCGACCATGCCCTGCAAATTCTTAGACATAAGGGCTTCCAGCAACTGCGCCTGGAACTCTCCGATAGAAACCTCCGTACCGCCGGAGGGTGTCCCGGTGCCGACCAGCCCAAACGGGTCAAGCGTCATAGTAAGCGCTCCGACCGTGGATTTGTCGATGCTTTCGCACCAGATAGTCTCTACGACCTTGTCGTTATAGTTGGGCGTCAGATCGGACCCCTCGATGTCTTTCCCGATCCAGAGCACAGTTCCGTTTAACTCAACGCCTACAACCATGCCGCAGCGCTTGATTTCCTCGCCCTTCGGCACCAGGTCGAAAGCATTTGGAAACAGTAATGCCATTAATAACATCTCCCGTCTGATTCATATTTCACGACATACCTCACCTGCACGTCCACGTTGTATGTGTTCGCCCCCGAATCGGTTTTCCCGATATACAGCGCGTTTGTCGCCCACATGCGCTCTTTGAGCCACATGTAAGGCATTGTGCTTCCGTCGCGCATCCGCCGGTGAGAAAAGCGCGGGGCGTCGCCTGTTTCATTCAGCCACGCCACCCATTCAATAAAATTCGTGCGGAAATCCACGACGGAATTATCTTCGGGATACTTGTCTTCCAGGAACATGAACGATATGACGCGCGTAAAAATAACGGCGTTTTCGCCGTCTATTGTACAAATCTCCCCCGCCTGGTCAGACCCGCTCATATCAATGAGCGCCTGTTCGGGAATGCCCTGTTCCTTCGGGAAATCCTCATAGCCCATAATCCCGGCCTCGACCTGATATTCCCCCAGGAACGGGCAAGCCCGGATCATTTCCCCGACAGGCTCCACAATCGAAAACGTCTTATACAGCGCGTCACCCCCCGAAAGCTCTGTCCAGTACGGATTGAGCATGTTTCAGAATCGCCGCCTTGTGATTGGCCGATACGGCCTCAAACCATCGGCGGCGGGCGAACGGGTTTACTGATAAATTGACCCGCCCGCCGCCATAGTAGACCTCTCTCGCGTAGGGCGTACTCTGCCGTATTTCACCGCTGCCGATTACGGTATGCAGGAGAGCGCTGTCTCTCAGCGCCCCTGTCCTTTGTCTGGAATACTTCATCGAATACATCAGCGCGTCGCTGTCTATCGCTCGCTGGGCTTGGGTTATGGCGTTCTTAAACCTTTGCGGCAACCCTGGATCCCATTCGATTTGAGAGCCCATATCACACCGCCCTTTTTAATCCGACCTCCAAATGCCGCATCCGTCGGCTACCGACCTCTCTGAGCGCAACCCGCCCGCACCGATAAACATCATACGGATACGCCTTTTTAAGTTCGTTTTCCTGCTGCGCAAGGACAGCCAGCGTTCCGGGCGTGAACTCAAATCCGGCGCTGCCGATTACTATGTAGGACTGGTCGCGGGGCGTAGGTGTTCCGGGGTTCAGCGTCCATAACCTGCCGCCCTCTATGTCAGGCAATCTCATTTGCTGATACGCGCTAAACCCGGCATACCCGGCCAATTCATATACAATCAGAATGGCGTCAAGCGCAACCTCCGCGCCATGTTCCTTGACAAACCTCTCAGCGCCGGGTTCAAAATGGCTACGCAGGATGACAATCCGGTTATATGTGGCGTAATCGGCTTGTCCATCCCTCCAGTATGAGTAGACAGTGACAGGGGTTATATTTGCCTGCGGAATCTGCGTCACCGGCAACGCCGCCTTTCACAGCCAATCCCGGCATAAAACAACCCCGTGAATTCACCTCCACACCATGTCAGTCCGTCCCTGATGATCTGCCGGTACAATTCTGTTCCGACGGCGGCCCCGTCCGCGTAGCTTTCGCTGTAACTGTACGACCCACTGCTTTCCGACCGGCTCTTGACCACCTGCCCGCCGGTTATCCCTGCTTGCCGGTCAATGTAGAGCTGATGGCACAGCCTGCACATAACGGCAGTCAAGCAACCGGCGTATTTCTCCGGAACCGGCCGCTTCACCTCCGCCATTATTAGCCTCTGCGCCTCAGCCGCGTAGGCTGGGAACTCCGCCTCCGGGATGAGGGCCTTGTCAATGATCAGCGCTTCGCCGTATTCCTGATATGTAATCACAACCGGCCCCCTTCTCGGCTATTCCGGGATTTTCGCGGCTTTCTCGTCGCCTTTGGGCTTGTCCGCCTGCCTAGGTTCCTGCTTCGGCTCACTTGCCACGGGGGCATATAAATTACTTAACCGCTCATACATTCTGCGCTGGTATTCGTTGGCGGCAACGACTTCCTGACCCGTCTTTTTGTTGTAAAATCTCACATTATCCCTCCGTTTTCCGGCTGTCGGCTTTACCAGCCCGCTTTTCACCCGCTCTTGCGGGCTTGTCTGCCGATTCCGCCGGTGTGTTTACGACAAGCTCATACCGGAGCGGCTGATTTGCATACAGCTTTCGCAAATAATCGTTGGCCGGTATTATCACTTGCCCTGAGCGAATTTCCCGATACTTTTCCACACTATCACCCTTTGTCTGTCTTACGCCGCCTTCAGCACCGCGAACGGCGAACGGCTCGCCGTGTTAAGGCCGTCATGGAGCTTTATCGGGCAGCCCCACGCCAGGCGCATAACCATGCGGAGTGCGGAAGAATCCTCCTGCATGAGATTTGTCAGTATCTTGCCGGATTCATCGGAGATCACGCCCTCCGTGAAAGGCGTGAACGTCACGTCCTGCCTTATCGCATAGACGAACTGCGAAAAATCGCCGACGATGAAATCCGCCTTAGTCTTATCCCAGATCGGAGCCGACTGGAACTCAATCGGCAGAGTGTCGAGCATCCACGCCGAGCCGTCGTTGACGCCCTGTCTGAACAGCGGCTGCCCGGTAGCATCCACAACGCCGCGAAGTTTCCCCTTGGACTGCCTCCCGGCAACCCAGAGATTCGGGTTATATTCGTTCACTTCGACGATGGATTCAATGCCGTTTTCGCCCATCAAATCCTGGTAAAGGTCGCCGGTTGACGTCTTTACAGCGCCGGCTTTGACGGCAATGTCATAGACATTGTCCATTTCCCACGCCGGATTTACCCCTGCGCCGTACAGAAACGCCTGGTCTATAAGAACAGCCCCGGAGTGGATAACCCATTTCTGCACTTCAGCCCAGATGTCAATGCCCATCTCGCTGTCTCTGGCGTCCCGAATCACGTTATCTTTTATCGGAACAACGACGGCAAGCTCCCGAACCCTGATCGACCTGTTGTCCCACCCGATTCCGCTTAACGGCTTCAACCCGCCGCTCTCAACCCATCCAGCATACGGAATCATGGAGAGAGCCTTCATTTCAAGCTCGTTCGACATAAGATTCCTGAGCCGGGTCATACGCGGCATCACTGTCGATATGTGCGGGATTTCCTCCAACACCAGCTTCGACACTTCAGCCTGGATGATCGGGTTTGTGTTCAGGTCTTTCGTTACTTTCGTCAAATCTACAGCCATATCAACTCTCCTTTTTATTTACTGAGCATATTAAGAAGGCTCTTGTTGATTGCCTCGCTCACATTGGCGGCCGCTGGCGGTTTGTCTCCGTGACCCGCCCCG